CTGTACCTGCGCTACGACCCGAACTACTACTACAAGTGCCGCGGCGACATCGTCATGGACGCCTGCGGTCCGCTCGACGTCCTGCCGTTGGGGATGGGGCGACAGCACGACCTCCAGAAAGCGTACGCCGTCGCTCACCGGGTAGACACGCCGTTGCATGAAGCTTGGCGGATGTTCCCGGAGTATTACGACCGGATCGCGCCGCACCGGACGTCGGCGTTCGGGCGCGGCACCGTCATTTCCCAGGCCGTCAAGTTCGCGACCGCTGCGCTCAAGCGCTGGGGTCAAGGGTCGAAGGTCGAGAACGAACCGGCGACGTGGGACATGGTCGATGTGTATTACATCTACATCGACGACGAGTCGGTCAACGACACTGGGCACCCAATCGAGATGCGCGGCCCAGACGGGCAACCCGGGACGTCCTGGTGCTACACCGTCCCGTACCTGGGGCAGCGGATTCAGATCGGAATGCAGAACGGATCTCCGGTATACCGTGACACCGCGCGTACCGACTGTCTCCTATACCCGAACCGCCGCCTGCTGATCTACGTTGAAGGCGTCGTCGTCAACCCCGACCCGCAGCACCAGGCGTCGCCGTACTGGCACGCAAAGGTGCCGATCGTCCAGCTGGTAGCGGACGACTGGGCCTGGAACTTCCTTGGATTCCCGGTCACGCGCTACGGACAGTCGCTTGAAAAAGGTTCCGTCGAGATGTGGCGTGGGATGGTCGATGCGATGAACGGCCGCCTGTCGCCGTCGCGCGCCTACGACCGGAACAACACGTCCGCCGGGTTGGCCGCCGCGCTGAACACGCGCATTCCGAACCAGTACGTCGGCCTGGACCTTGGACTCTTAGGCGATGCGGCGCTGCCGAAGCCGCTCCTGCCGTTCCAGTGGTACGAGTACCCGCCGCATTACCTTCAGGCGCAGGACCAATTGAAGGCGATGATTAAAGAGCAGATGGGGGTCAGCGACACGACGGCGCTCGCGCGTGCCCGCCAGCTCCCGTCCGGGGATTCGCAAGAGAAGCTGCTGGAGTCCCTCGGGCCGCTCATCAAAGACCAGTCGCGCAACCTGGAGAAGTCGGTCTGCGCCATCGGTGAAATGTGGAAGTCGAACTTCTTCCAGTTCATTACGGCGGCACGTCGCCTGTCCATCCAGGGGTTCGAAGGTCTGGCGGACGAAGACTTCGACTACGACCCGGGGACGCTGATCCCGGCGAGTCAAGCGTTGGTGGAAGCGAGCCAGACGCGCAAGTGGAAGTCGGATGGACAGTACGGCGACACGTCCGCCGCATTGGAGATGCGTCTCCAGGGAGACACATGGTCGTCCGCCGCGGCATCCGGCGCCGTCGTCCCGCTGTTTGAGCGGGCGCGTTGGCACAAGGACAACTTCCCGTTCAGTGTTACCCCGTACAGCCTGCACGAGATGAATTCGATGACGAGGAAACTCGTCTATCTCCAGCGCAAGAAAGCCGGGTTCCCGATGGACCCGTGGACGGAAGCGGAGATCTTCGACGACCGGAACTTCGGCGATCCGCCGCCGTCGTACGAAGACCCGGAGACCGGGGAGATACGGGTGCCACGCACCGGGTTTGAACGTTGGCTGGTCTGGCAGAAGCTACAAGTCGGCATTGCGAAGGCGCTACAGAAAGAGGCGGGTGGTGCGGGTGCTCCGGGCGGTCAGCGGCCAGGTGCCGGTCGTCCGGGTACAGCGCAGCAGCCGGCGACACTAGAGCAGAAGTCGAACGGCTCATCGGTCATGCGGGAGAGTAAGCATTCGCAATGAAGCCGGACCGGGAAAAGCGCGGTGCGGACCCGGCGGACCCAGGAGACCTCGGTGTCCACAAGCCAGCGATCTACCTCAACGGCTCGTCGCTCGCGAACCTGACCGGCGCGCGTGTCCGTGTCGAGGAGCGCCTGTCCTTCTCCTCCGCAGAGATCGCGGAGGCGTTCCGTATCATTCATTCGATCCGGGGGACCGGCGAGTTGACCATCAGTTTCCGCGACGGCTCGATGGCTGGCGACGCATCGTGGCGTACGTCACGTAAAAACAACACTTGACATTTATACTTTACATACTCTACCGTTGAAGTCGGCGAAGGCTAGATCCTGGTGGTCAGCTTCGGCTTCGGCTTGAGCGCGTCTCTCCGGTAGATTCTCACAAGGCCCGCATCCAAAACTCAGTCTCCCTCCGGGGCTGGGTCGATGGCTGCGGGCCTTTTTGTTTTTCTAGTCGTCTCGCCACCTGAGTACCGACGGCTCTTTGCAGTCCTCGTCGGAGAAAGGAAGGGAAACCATGTTTCCGATCAACGAACGCGAGCTGAAGTTCAAGCGGCGCGGTGGCAAGCGCCACAAAAAGCGCTAACCCACCCGGAAGACCCGGTACCGAGCCCCAGGGCGGTCTTCACCGGCCGCCCTAGACCACAACCTCTAACCCGTAACTAAACGATTCGACTTTCTGTCATGTCTCCAACGTTGCAATCCCCGGCAAATCAACCTGGCGCTGGACCGAGTGTCCTCGCAGGCGGACCGGACACTGGCGGCGAGGGTGCCGCCGGCGGCGAGACCAGCGCACTGCGCGAGACGGTCTCAAAACTCCGGGCGATGGAGATGGAACTTATGGAGACCTCCAAGCGGTTCCCTGCCGCTGCGGCGAGTCTCCGCCAGGCCACGACAGGAATCCGGGCCGCGTTGCGGCAGGTGATCGCGAGCCCAGGGGCACCGGAGCCGAAGGCGCCGAATGTCGCGGGGTAAGCCGCAGTCGCCAGTCATGTGTTGAATTCAGCAACCGGGCGTACACCCGACTGAAAGGAATTTCTAATGCCGGTAGACAAGCAAGTGCTCGAAGCAGCCATCGCGGAAGCCTCCAAAGGCGACGACGAACTCGCGGGACTCCTGCGGGACCGTCTCAGCAAGAACGAAACGGCTGCCGCGTCGTTCGCCGCAGGGTTCATGCGGAACGCTGACTACACTCAGAAGACGCAGTCCCTTGCCGACGAACGCAAGAAGTTCGACGGGCAGCTTGACACCTACCGGCAGCAGCTTGAAGCTGCTGAAGCCGACAAGGCGAAGATCCTGAAGGACCTCGCGAACCAGAAGGTCACCGTCGCGCAGGCGCAGGCGCGTCTCCAGGCGGTGAAGGACACGTACCAGCTGTCGGACGACGACATCCCGCCAGTGGGCGATCTGATCGACACGCGGAAGACCGGTCGTCCTGTAGACTCTACACCGGACCTGGACGAAAAGCTCGCCGCGTTCAAGAACGACATCTTCAAGGAGATCTCGGGCAAGATCGTCCCGGAACTGGCCGGCGTCGCACAGCTGACCCCGATCTGGATGTCGATGGCTTCGGAGCACCAGCAGCTTACCGGCAAGCAACTGACCTACGCCGAACAGCAGGCGATCCTGAAGACGGCGAGTGAATCGAGCCGCCCGCTGATGTCGGTCTGGGAAGAGAAGTACAACATCCCGGCGGAGCGGCGTCGCGTCGAGCACGAGACCGTCGTAAAAGAAGCACGCGCCAAGTGGGACGCCGAACAGACCGCGCGCCGCAGCGAAGAAGCACTCCAGGCGGTCCGCCCGGGAGTGGACAATTCACGTCTGTCCCCGGTCCTGCGCAAGGGGTTCACCGAGCGCGGCCACGACCCGGTAGACCCGGGGAAACACCAGCCGAACGACAACATGCGCCGGATGCCGTCGGCTGAAGACCGCAGCAAGCTGTCCGGTGCGGAGCGCGCGGCGACGAAGTTCATGGAACGGCGTGCGGCCGGCGTGCCGATGGGCGCGAAGGAACCGGCGGGTAAGACGGCGTAGTAAACGACTTTATCTTTTGCTTTTGAGGAGATTGTATGGCGGATCCGCTATTGGACGAAGTGAATGAGGTAACTTTACCCGAAATCAACGACGCCTGCATCGAAGACGAATTCTTTCTGTCCTCGGTGTTCCAGGCGCACATGCGTTCGAAGTGCCTCGTGCCGTTCACCGGCGGCGCTTTCACGCGGAATATCCAGTTGTACGCGCCCCTGAACGGGGGTGCCTACGCGAAGGGCATCGGCGGCTTCAACCTGACCAAGCCGCAGACGCTCTCCTCGACCGTCTTCGACCCGCGGTACTACGTCGTCATGATTATCGAGTACCTCGAAGACATCTCGGTCCTGAACACCGGCGACCTCGCGGTCTTCTCGTTGCTCGAAACCGACATGGCGAACGCCTACAACACGATCTCGACGATCATGGCGCTCGACCTCCAGCAAAACGGACAGATCGGCTCGCGGCAGATCAACATCAACGGCTGGGTAGAAGCCATCAACGACGGGTACAACCCGTCCTGGGACGGCAACATCTACACCACGTACGGCACCGCGACCCGCAACGGCAACATCAAGAAGGCGCTGAACGGCAACGTCTACTGGGGCGGGAACGCCAATGGTTCGGCCGGCACGATCACCTACCCGCAGTTCAACCAGATGTACAACCTGGCGAAGCGCGGCACCGACGAGCCCGACCTGATTGTCGGCAACAAGCCAATCGTCTCGTTCGTTGAGAACCGCATCCAGGCACAGCAGCGCTTCGGCCAAGACGGCGCAAGTGTCCGCGACCCGTATTTCGGCGCGACCGGCTTCCGTTTCAAGAACGCGATGGTCATGATGGACGACTACTTCCCGTCCGCGCTGACCGGGTACGCTGACTCCTCGAACGACGGACTGGGGAACAACCTGACTGGCACTATCGCGTACACTGTGCCGTCCATCGGCGCGGTCAACAACTTCCCGTCGGCGAGTGCGACGTTGACTGTCGGCGAAGTGCTCTGCATGTTCAACACGTCCCGGTGGAAGTTCCGAGTCAGCAACGACTCCGAATTCGGCTTCAACCCGACGGACTTCATCCGGGCGCCCGACAGTACCCGCGTCGCGTCGCAACTCAAAGCGGCCGTCAACCTCGAATGCACCGCGCCGTGGGCGAACGTCCAGGCGTACGGATGGAACAGCTAACCGGCACGTCCGGCTAAGGAGATCTCATGGCAGCGATTCTCGGCAGTAACCAGTCCCCGCGCATTGTCTCGCAGGGCATGAACGCGGTCGGCCGGACCGGTGACCCGGCACCTGGCGTCCCGGTCTCGACGGCGCAAGTCTCCGGGTCCATCGTACAGGCGTACTTCGGCATGGTCGGCGGCAAGCTGACTCTCGGGCAGAACGACGCGGCGCAGGTGACCGGCGCGGCCGTCGGATCGACGACCCCGAACACACTGTACGGCGGCGTCTACCAGTACGTTCAGTTCAGCAGCGCGCAGACCTCGACGACGTCCATCGGCTGTATCGTCATGTGGGTGAACACGACGTTGCTCTCCGGCTCGCCGTCGAACTACACGGTGACTGCGGACGGCACGCCGACCCGCGCGAACTTCGTCGCCGGGATTGCGGTCAATGCCACGGCGGCCGGCAACTACGACTTCGTGCAGATCGCCGGCATCGCGACGGTCAAGTTCCCGTCCGCGCTCCAGGCGGCCACCCCGGCGATCGGCGACGCGATCTTCGTGTCGTCCAACATCCAGTCACCGCAGCTGGCCGACGACCGCGAAGGGGCGACAGTATCGACGACGCTGCTGAAGCAGTTCATCGGTGTCGCGATCCAGGCGCCGGTCGCGAGCACGTCGAAGGCTGTCTTGCTCGACAGTTCGCGCTGGGTCTACTAGGCAAAGGAGACTGACGGTATGGCCGGAGTACTCACGCAAGAACAGTTCCCGTGCCCGCCGGGGAATCTCCCCTGGTCGGTAGCGGACATCATCGGCCCGTCGAGCTACACGCAGGTGACGACCGGTTCC